AGAAAAGTATCGATTTTACAAAAAGATTATTCTGGTAGCGTTAGCCCTCTAGTTGGAACTGGCAACCCAGTAATAATTAAGTGGGATTCAGACGACGACTTTTATACTCCAATTATTGGCTCAACTTGCGAACTTAATTTATATGTAACAGACGGCACTAATTACGATAATTGGTACGAGGCAGACGAAAGAGAATATAAAGTACAAATATCAACTGGCTCAAGTATTGGGGGCAAGGAATGGGACTTACAAGAAGACCCTTGGCAAGACGCTAATTTTTTATGGGATGAAGGAAACGAGGGTTTTGAGTTTTACTGGGAGGGTTTTTTAATTGTAGACAGATACAGCGAAGCTGTACAAAGTAAGCCATTTCCTATTAAATTAGTAGCCTCAGACGGCTTAGGAACTTTAGACGGTTTTGATGCGCCTTTTTCTAAAGTTTTATTAGACTCAAACGACGACCCAGACCCTACAGCTGCGCAGTCAAACTTTGACAACCTATTTTACTATTTAAGAAAAATATTAGAAAATACTGGGCTAGATTTTGATATAAGAATAGCTAATAACATAAGGTTATTAAATGGCGCTGCTAACGAAACAATATTTCACGATATAGATATTTATGAGTTTGGTTTACTAAAAGACAACTTCCAAAGATATACATCTAAAGAGTTATTAGCTCATATATTAAAAGTTACAAACTCTAGAGTATTTCAGTCTAATGGAAGCTGGTATGTTATAAGTAACTCTAATATAGTAGACAAAAGGTTATTAAATATAGGCATACCATCTGTAGAAGATATTTCGATAGCAACGCTAGTTAATACAGCTGTAGATGCTGAGTTTATAGGTAATGACCCAAGTAATCTAGCGCTTACTTTCTCAACCGTAACCAGCCCAACTAATGGAGCTGTCTCTGGTATTTCTGGAGCTGACTTTACATATACACCCTCTACCGATTATGAGGGTACTGATTCGTTTACCTATAAAGCTAATAATGGTTCTAATGATTCAGAAATAGATGCTACAGTTTCAATCACAATAGCGCCAGCTGCTGGAACTTTAACTTTTGGTACTTTCCAAGGTCGTTTCTTTACTGGTGAAACTTTAATAGAGGCTATGGCTAACGCTATAGCTAGTAATCCTAACGCTGTCTCTGAGAGTACTAGATACGTCAATAGATTAGACAATAATAGAACAACTTTAGCAGATACGCGCTGGTTTGAAATTAATCATTTCTTTGTAGAGCCTAATCAATCAATAACAGTACCGCACTCTAGTTTATATAGCGGCTATTTAGCAACAAAAAGCCAAACAGATTTACAGTATATAGTAAGAGATATTACTGGCTTAGATGTACCATTAAAAAATGACGCATATATTTTAAGGGTTGCAAATGGTATAATTTTAGAGCGCTATGTATTTCCGCAGAATTTTGACCTATCACAAATAACATAATTATGGGTACTAGAACAACAGCACAAAAAGCACTTTTAACGACGACTGGTAAGGAGTTGATAGACTTTAAATTTTATGATAAAGACGGAAACTATATAGACACCTACGAACAAGACGTACTACTAAAAGCGCCAGTTATTCTAAGACCTATAAACCAATCTTTAAACGTAGAGTATTTAAGACCAGTAAAAAAAGTTGTTAGGGAAACTAAACTAAAAAAACTAAACATAGTTAACCAAGACCCTATTAGTAACTACGGTGGTTTTAGAATGGATTTTGTTAGTAATCTAGGCACTACAACTGCTGAAATAGAGGAAAACTCAAAAGCATTATCTAGCAATAATCTTATAAAAGGTTTACAAGAATTTGTTAATTTAGGCGATACTGATATAGATACTTATTCGCCAGGAATTTTATTTGAAAACGTAGAGGATTATACTAGTGTAAGGGTTGGAAATAAATACCAAGTAGGATTTAGTTATTACATTGATAACAGCGTAACTAATTTAGTGGATTTAGACTATTATTTTATAATAAAAATATCAATATACGATTCGCCTAATAATGATTATCATTATTATAATTTTGAAGACAACAAATTTGATAATTTTCAGCAAACTACTTTTATAGATGAGGCAGCAAATCAAAAATATTTTAAATATATAAAAAACACTAATAAAGATGTTTGGAATAACTTTAAAATAGAATTAGAAAGCGTTGAAAATATAACGGCTAATAATGTTAATTTAAAAGTACAACTAAGGCAGTTGACTTATACTACTTCCGCTGCACATAACGCTCATAATGCTTATTATATAGATAACTTTTTTATTGACCAAATTTGGGACGAATCTAATACATTTATAGCCGAAAGGGTTTCGAATTCTACAGATACACTTACTGGCATACATAAAACAGAAGACCTAATATTATCTAATAACCTTGGAGACAGTCTTTTTGACGGCGGTTTTGATGGCGGTTTTGAAAGGCTAATAGATACTGGAACAGAAGGCAAGCTAGACGAATTTATAACCCAAGAAATACTAAACGATTATAGGGCTTTTGTAAAGCGTTATGAGGGCGAATTTTACAATAACAATACTGACCCTATACCAGTAGCGCTCCATAATAAAATATGGCTTAATTTTGCCAATAATACCCTTACGGAAGATGTCAGCGCTTATATAGATGCAATGACCTACGATTTAAAGGCTAATACTTATAATATTACAATGCACCTACCAAATCAAGACGACGACCTAGCTAGTACTTATAGCATAAAATACGAGTAAAACAAATCTTTTTTTGTTTGCTTTCCCCAAAGGTTTTTTAACTGGAGGGGATTTTTTTTTTAAAATTTTCTTTAAAATGTTTTGTAGAATTAAAAGTATTTTTTAAATTAGCGTCATAATTAACAACAAAAACAATCAAAATGACTGAAGTATCTCTAAATAAAACTATTGAAACAATAGAAGTATTACCATCAACTAGGCTTGAAGAATTAGCTAGAATGAATTTTAACAGCGATTTTGCTGATTTGAATATCAGTAAAAAAACTGAAGTGAGGAATATGTTTATGTATGAATTACTCATACTTAATAAACCAGTTAAAATAACTAGAACTTTTTAAAACAATCAAAACAATGGAAAATTTATTTATTCAATCAACAATTAACGACCAAGGTCAAACCTCATTAGAGGTTGGCTTTGAAGACGGCTTTAGTACTTTGATACCCTCAGAGTTTAATGCCAATGCGCATAATCACATAACCATAGCAGTAACTAGAAAAGACTTCTGGGGTTTGCAAGCTGACTTTGGAATATCAGAAACAGACGCACTAGGTAGCTTAATAAAGCAGTTTCCTAATGACAATGTTAATCTTATTATAGGCAGTAAAATAGTTAGAAAATTTAGATAATATGAAAGCATTAACCACAGTATTTCAAATCACCTTTTTAGTAGTAATCATACTACAATTTATAAGAGCAATTATTTAAAATAAATATATGACAGAAAGTTTAGAGCAAATTTTTAAAAAAGAGCTTAAGCGCTTAGGGCTTAGGCGGTACGATGTAGCAAAAGAGCTAGGTATAACCTACCCAGCTCTTAAGGCTAAGGTAGTGAACCCAGATAGGTTTACTTTTAGAGAACTTAAAAAGCTAGCGCAGCTAGAAATTAATTTACAACTAGAATTATATTATGACGCCAGAATTAGCCAAAAAGATATTTAACGTCTTTCACAAAGTAGAGGCGATTAAGAAAGATAAATCAAACCCTTTTTTTAAAAGCTATTATACAGATATAAATTCAATTTTAAGAGTAGTAAAACCAATACTAAAATCTGAGAAATTGTTTTTAAGCCAGCCTATAATTAAAAATGAAGTTATTACAATAATTATAGACTCAGATACTGGCGCTGTTTTTCCAGATAAGCCAGAAGGTTTGGCAATACAATCTATAAAACCTCAAGAGCGCGGCTCTGAGATTACATACTATAGACGTTATGGCTTACAGTCACTTTTAGGATTAGAAGCCGAAGACGACGACGCTAACCAAACAGTTAGCCGCAAATCTAATAACACGATTAAACCTATTAATAACCCTAATAATTTTGAATTATGAGTACATACGAACAAAAACCAAACTCCTTTAGTCTATTTAAAAACGAGCAAAAGACTGAAGACAAACAGCCAGATTATTCTGGTACAATGACAGACGCTAGCGGTAAGCAGTTTAGAGTATCCGCTTGGGTTAATACAGCTAAATCAACTGGTAAAAATTATCTAGGCGGTCTTATTTCTGAGATGCAACCAGCCCAAACTAAACCAGTACAAGCTCCAGAAGAGTCTAATGATTTACCTTTTTAATTTATTTATTAACTGGCGGCTCTTAGGGGTCGCCATAATTTTTTTAATATGGCAAACGAAATTAACATAAGTAAAATATTAAATCCTAATTCATATAATCTAAAAAAAACTTATAACGAAAGCGATTCTCTAATTAGTTATGAGGTTGAAATAGTTGATGTTGAATTAGACCCAATTAGTGTAATTATTAATCAAGAATTTGTAGAATTAAATACTAAAGGGTATAACTATATAAATTTAGATGAAGAGAATTTATATTATTTACTAACTACCTTACAAGACTTTATTGAAGAAATAAAAGAATAAAAACTAAAATTATGGCAAACGAAAATATTATAATTGACGAAACAGAAAAAAACAGCCTAGAGTTTTTAGAGGCGTCTACTATGTTTTTAAAAGGCAAAGTTTACGACTTACAAAAGCAATTAAAAAAGGCTCAAGAAAATTTAGTAATAGCAGAGGCTGCTGCTAATTATAATAAGAAAAAGCTAGACAGCTGGAAAAATAAATATTACAATCTAATCAACCAAAATAAAAGAAATGAGAAAAGTATTTGACACCAACGATGAGTATCATTCAAGCGACAGTATTTCAGCCTCTGGATTAAAAACTATATATAGCCAGTCTGTATATTATTTTTTAAATCAAAAACCTTTTGAGAGCGACGCAATGAAATTTGGCACAGCGGTTCATACGCTACTTTATGAAGGTCGTGAAGAGTTTAAAAAGCAGTATTATGTTATGCCTAAGTTAGATTTAAGGCTCAAGGCAAATAAAGAAGCTAAAAAAGTGTATTTAAAGGATGCTGGAGATAAAATTCTTATAGACCAAGAACAAAGCCAAAACTTATTTAATATCCTAGCTCATTTTGAAGATAATAAAATAGCTATGCATTACGGTAATGGAATTGTAGAACAGTCTCACTATTTAGATTTTGAAGGCATACCAGTTAGAGTTCGCCCAGATTGCCATAGTGATAGTTGGATTTCAGATATTAAAACTTCAAAGGATATAAGTATAAGGGCGTTTAGAAGTGAAATAAACTTTAGAAATTACGACTTACAAGCTGCTTTTTATTGCGACTGTTTAGGTTATAACCCTTTTAGTTTTAGATTTATAGCTATTAGAAACGTTCACCCTTTTGACGTTGCTGTTTATGCTTTAAATGAAGACCAAATAGAGAGAGGTCGTTTTAAATATAAGCACGCTCTCAGACAATGGAAACATTACCTCGACGGTGAAGGTATTCTAGGAATATACAGCGACAATACTAATAAAGACGGTTCTATTGTATTATGATTACTATAAAACCCATACATATTAGACGACTGGTTGAAAAAGACCAAAACTGTAAAATATCTGTAAAATCAAGGCGTCGAAATTTAGTAGAGGCTAGGCACATCTACTGCCTTATTGTTAGAAAATATACTGATTATTCTTTAGCAATTATAGGCAAGGAAATAAACAGAGACCACGCTACCGTATTACATTCTATAAGGCGAGCTAAAGAATTTTTACAATATGACCAAGATTTTAAAGTAAAATTTAATAACTTAGAAAATAAATTTAAAGCGTTGACTGTAAATAACTTCGATAAATATCTATCAAAAGAAGATAAGCTGCAAAATGCAGTAATATCTTATTTAAGGCTTAATTTTCCTAAGACTTTAACTATACATTGCCCTAATGAAGGTCGTAGAACTCCTTTTGAGCGATATAAATTTAAATACTTAGGCGGTAAGGCTGGAGTGCCAGATATACTCTGTTTTGAAAATAGAGGCGGTTTTAGCGGTTTAGCTATTGAATTGAAGGTTGGGTATAATAAACCAACAGAAAGTCAGTTAGAGTGCCTTAAAATGCTTGAGAATGGAAACTGGAGCGCTCATTGGTGTAACTCTTTTGATAAAGCAAAGGACATAATAGACAATTATTTTAAATATAGAATTGATTTAAATGTATAGCGATTACAAAAAAGTTTTTTATAATGAGACTAGCCAAAAGGTCTGGCGCACTAATACAACTGCTTTAGAACAAAATGTTAATTATGAGTATATAGGTACTATGACTTTAGCAGAATATGACTTATTAATAGAAACGCTGTTCGAGCTTTATGAAAATAATGAAATTTCGCTAGAGGCTTTTTCTAGAATATTTGGCGACATTCGTACCTTTTGCGACCATATAAAAAACTTAGTAGACAACTCTTAAAAAATGAAACCAAGCTATTACGCTATCTTACCAGCTGAGGTAAGGTACTCAGAAGACCTAGCTCCAAACTCAAAGCTCCTTTATGCAGAAATAAACGCTCTAACAAATAAGAGCGGTAAATGTTTTGCTCAAAACTCGTATTTTGCTGAGTTATATAACGTAGAAAAAGGAACTGTAAGTAGATGGATTTCACAGCTTGAAAAATTTGGATTTATAAAAACCAAAGTTATAAGAAATAAAAATAAGCAAATTGAAAAGCGTTACATTTTTGTTAATACCTATGAGCAAAAAAGCTTATACCCTATAAACAAAATTGTTAAAGATAATATATATACTAGTATTAATAATATAAATAATAATAGTGACCACGCTTTCAGCGAACAAGTTTTAAAGTCTTATGAGTACATAGTGCCATTATTTCCAGAACGTAATAGACCAAAAAACGAATACCAAAAAAAGCAATGGCTAGACGTTATAAGATTATGTAATAGTGAAGATAAAATAAACCCAAGGCAGTTGTATTATTTATTAGAAAAGGTTAGAAAGGATGAATTTTGGGCTGATAACTTTCTGTCTCTAGTTAGTTTAAGAAAATCTAAAAATGGCGTTAGAAAGCTAGATAGGTTTTTGCAAAAGTTTGCCGATAAAGATTTTAAAGCTATAACTAAATGATTAAATACAATAAAAGAATAAAGCAAGTTTTAGACTTTAGAGGCGTAGGTAATTCTAAAATACACCCTACAGATATAGACGCTGTTTTAGAATTTGATAATAAGTACTTAATTCTATTTGAAATAAAACTAAAAGGCGTGCCTAATTCTATAGGTCAAGAATTAGTATTTAAAAGAATTGTGGACTGTTGGGAAAAAACTAATGGCAATGCTTTTATAATATACTGCGAGCATAATACAGACCCTCAAGAGATTGTATCTATGGAAAATACAACAGTAAATAGAATTTATTCTGGAGGCGTAAATTATAAAAGAAATCAAAACCTAAAAGAATGTTTACATAAATTAGCCGACTATTATAAAATAACCAAACTAAAAAACTCATTATGATTCAAGACTTCTTAGCATTAGGAATAGAAGTAAAATCCAATGCGAACAACCAAAAACTAAAATGCCCAAAATGCTCTCACCAGAGAAAAAACAAACAAGACCGCTGTCTTAGTGTAAATTTACAAGAGGGCTTATATAATTGTCACCATTGCGGCTGGGGAGGTAATGTAAAATTCAAACCAAAAAAAGAATATGTAAAGCCAGTTGTAATTAAATCTGACTTAGGAGACAGAACCCTAGGCTGGTTTAATAGAAGAGGTATTTCTGAGGCTACCGTAGTTAATTGGAAAATTACAGAAAGTAGTGAGTATTTTCCACAGATTTCTAAAAACCGTAAAGCCATAAACTTTAACTATTATAGAGATGGCGAACTAATAAACGTAAAATATAGGGATGCTGAGAAAAACTTTAAACTAGTATCTGGAGCTGAACTTATTTTTTACGGCTTAGACAACATAAAAGACAGCTCAAAAGCTTATATAGTAGAAGGCGAAATGGATGCTCTAAGTTTATTTGAGGCTGGTATTTATTCAGTAGTCTCAGTTCCTAATGGAGCGTCTAAAGGTAATCAGCGACTAGACTATTTAGATAATTGCTATAGCTACTTTGAAGACAAAAAAGAAATAATACTTTGTACTGATAACGACGACGCTGGATTAAATTTAAGAAACGAACTAGCCAGACGTCTCGGTAAGTATCGATGTAAGTATGTAGAATTTAGCAAATACAAGGACGCTAACGAGGTTTTAATCAAGAAAGGTGCTGAGACACTACGCACTATTTTAAAAGGCTCTAAGTCGTTCCCTTTAGATGGAGTTATAAATATTAACGATATTTGGGAAAATGTTTTGCTTTATAATGAAAAGGGTATTAAAAACTTCTCAATCGGTCTTAGCGATTCTGACAATTATTTTAATGTTTCTTTTGGCGAGTGGTCTGTTGTTACTGGCATACCCAATGCTGGTAAGTCTGACGTCTTTGACCAAATTGCTGTTAATCTAGCACTTACAAAAGGTTTTAGAACTGCTTTTTTTGCGCCAGAGTCGTTTCCTTATGAAGGTCACATTAAACGCATAGCTAATAAACTAAATAAAAAAAACTGCTCTAATGATGACCTAAACAATACAAAGGACTTTATAGAAGACCATTTTTATTTTATAAAGATTGACCTAGAAAACTTAACTCTTAAGTCTATACTAGATAAGTTTAAAGAGCTTGTATTTCAAAAAGGCGTTAACATATTAGTTATTGACCCTTGGAATATGTTAGACCATTCAGCACAAAAAGACCATAGCTATATAGGCGCTATGCTTTCTCAAATAACTCAGTTTGTACAACAGACTAATACGCATTTATTTTTAATAGCTCACCCTAGAAAAATGGAAGTTATGGGCGAAGCCTATAAAGTGCCAACGCCTTACGATATTTCTGGCTCTAGTGATTTCTTTAATAAAGCCTACAACTGCTTAACTATATACAGAAAGCTAGGCGAAATAACTAAGTTTGGAACTGATGCTGTAGAGATTCACATTCAAAAAGTTAAGCGTAAAGAGAATGGGCAGCAGGGTTCTTTTATGATAGCTCCAGACTTTAAGAATGGCGGTTATTATTGTAGTATAGATAAAGAAAAACAAAGACTAACAAGTATAAACGATAAACTGCCTTTTTGATGACAGAAGACCATTATAAAGCCTTTAAATGGGCAACTGACAATAACATAAGAATATACCCTAAAATAAAAGGTAAAAACTTTATTCTAATTTTAGAGCGCAATGGTAAAACAGAAACCTCTGGTAAAGAATATTCTAAAAAAGATTATCAAGAAGTAATCTGGGAATTTTACCTAACTTTGTACAATAAACTTAGAAATGAGTGAAGTACAAATATATCCTTTAATGGGCTTTTGTATTGGCGTAGAATACTTAGACGCTTTTGAAGTCGATACTATGAAGTCAATAGATATATATTTAGGTATTTTAGGCATTTCTTTTAGATGGCAATAAATGGCATACGACCCAAAAGAATTAGAAAAAAAAGCATTAGCCGCAATAGATAAGCATAAACTTATGTTTATAGAACATATTGTAGCGTTTTTACCTTGTTCTAAAACTACCTTTTATGATTTAAAACTGCACGAATCGAACACTATAAAAAAGGCAGTTGAGGAAATGCGAGTTTCTAAAAAAACAAAGATGTTATCCAACTGGATAAATTCAGAAACTCCTAGCTTGCAGATTGCAGCTATGAAAATGATTAGCGAAGAACACGAGGCTCATAGGCTTAATGGCACTAGACAAGAAATTAAACACGAGGGCGGTATAAAGTCAACGCTTATTGAATGGAAGCCAGCCAAAAAGTAAACCAGCTTTGCAATAGACAATTTTACGACCTTATAAATTCAGAGGCTAGATACTTTGTTAGCCAAGGCGGAACTCGCTCTGGTAAGACTTACGCTATTTGTCAATACTTAATTTACTTGCTTACTGTTAGAGAAGACCCTATAGTTATTGATGTTATTAGAAAAACATTACCAGCTCTTAAAGCCTCTATTATGAGAGATTTTTTTAGTATTGCTGAATCTACTGGGGTCTATTTTGATGGTGTACATAATAAAGCAGAAAATACGTTTCAGTATGGTAAGCACCTAGTAAGGTTTTTGTCAATAGACCAGCCACAAAAAATAAGAGGGTCAAAAAGAAATATAGCCGTTTTAAATGAGGGTAATGAGCTGGATAAAGAAGACCTAGTACAAGTAGCTTTTAGGTGTAGCGAAAAGATTATAATAGACTTTAACCCATCTGACCCTATACATTGGATTTATGAAGATATAATTACCAGAGATGACTGCGAAACTATTATAACAACATACAAAGACAATAACTTTTTAGCTCCAGAGATAGTAAAAGAAATAGAGCGAATGAGGGAAAAAGACCCAGACTATTGGCGAGTCTACGGTGAGGGTCAAAGAGCGGTCTATTCAGCTAGGCAAATATTTAGCAACTGGCAGTTTATTCCTTATAAGGATTTCCCAGACTTTGATTTAGAAAGCGAGGCGGTAATAGGCTTAGACTTTGGCTTTAGCTCAGACCCATCAGCAGCTTGTTTAGTATTTAAAAAACAAAATAAGCTATACGTTCACGAAATACTATATAAAACTGGAATGACTAACCAAGACCTAGCTACATTTTTTAAAGAGAAAGGCTACGATAACACGATAATCTTTTACGATAGCGCCGAGCCTAAGAGTGGGGAAGAGTTGCGCAGAATGGGTATCTTTGCAAAGGCGGCTATAAAGGGTCAAGGTTCTATTAATGCTGGCATTAGTTTATTAAAGGAGTTTGACGTTTACGTTTCTAAAGAATCTAAGAACTTTGCTAAAGAGTACTCTGGTTATTATTGGGAGCAATTAAAAGATGGCACTATAATAAACAAGCCAAAAGACCGCTTAAATCATTTAATGGACAGCCTTAGATATTGCACCTATTCGCAGTATTCTAAGCGTATCGATTTTTTTGTAATTTAATTAGTATTTTTGTAAAAATATATTTTAATGGCGTCAATATTAGATAAGTTTAAAAACTTAGTAAACAAAAACAGTCAACAAACGAACTTAGCTTTTAACAGAGCTATCTATAATTTTCTAGGCGAAACGCTTATAACTTCAGAAGATAATGACGACAGCTATATAAATAAAGGCTATAGATTTAACTCTACTGTATATGCAATAGTTAACCTTATAACAAAAGCAGCGTCTACCGTTCCTTTTCAAGTATATGAGGTACAAAATGCAAACGAGCTTAAAAGATATAAGGCACTTACTTCTGGAGACTTTGCAAATCTTACAAACCCAAGGGCGCAAATATCATTAAAAAATGCGTTAGTTGAGTTACAAGACACCGAGTTACACGAATTACTAGAGCGCCCTAATCCAGCTCAATCTTATTCTAGCTTTATGCAAGAGATAATAGCTTTTGGTAAATTAACTGGAAACCGATATATCTATGGCATAGCTCCAGAGAATGGAGTTAACGCTGGTAAATTTGGTGAACTGTATGTATTACCCAGCCAAACTGTGGAAATACACTCTGGCGGTTTGATGAAACCAGTAGACTATTATACAATGGAGTATAACGGTACTTATAGAATGACCGCTGAAGATGTTTGTCATATAAAAGACTACAATCCTTTAGCAGACGGAACTGGTGCTAATATGTATGGTATGAGTCCGCTAAAAGCTGGGCTGAGGTCAATGGATGCTAATAACGAGGCGCTTACTACTGGAGTTAAATACTTACAAAATCAAACAGCTAGAGGGGTGCTAATGAGTGAAGAGGGCGACCTCAACGAAATGCAAGCCAGACAGCTTAAAGAGAAGTTTAGAAAACAATACCAAGGCTCTAATAATGCTGGGGACGTTATTATAACTCCTAAAAAATTAAGCTGGGTCAACTTTGGGCTTAATGCTGCCGACCTTTCTCTTATAGAACAATACAATACAACCATAAAAGACCTTTGTAACGTTTACAATATACCAGCGGTACTATTGAACAATGTAGAGTCAGCAACTTACAACAATGTAAAAGAGGCTCGTAAAATGCTTTATACTAATGCTGTAATACCAGAGCTTTATAAAATTAGAGACGAGCTAAACAGATGGTTAGC